ACATCCCACACATAATCGCCATAAGCAAGTCCCTGGGTCTTTTCGTGCGTCAGATCTACGACGGAACCGTCCATCGAACATTGCAAAACATACTCTGTATCGTCATAGGTACGCTTTACGGAGAAAATACCGCTATATCCCGTGATTGGGGTTCCGTCTGCCTGTACCGGCTGAATGGTAAAGGAATCATCGTCACCACGTACATAGTAGATGTCCATGCCTCGTATTTTCAGCATCTCATCACCCCTACTCGACGATTTCGACCCACATGCCCGTATCTGCCATGTTGTCCGGTTTGTCCGCTGCTTTAGACACGTACAGACGGTTGCTGTGAGCCGACTCACTGGTATTATGCTGTGCAATCGCGCTCGTTGTGCTTTTGCCAGCGGCGATGATTTGCTGGTTCAAATACGCCATTTTCGTGTCGATGTCCCGAAAAAGCGTATCAAAAGCTTCACGGGCCGGCGGTACGGACCCGACATAAGCCCAGCCCTGTAAATAGTCGCTGTCTGTGAAGGTATAGCGGTCGCTGGTGGCGACGTTGCTACCCCAGATTTTTGTAAAATCAGGTGTTGCCATGGTATCTCCTCCTTATAAATCGATGGTTGTCGCCCAGCTTCCGGCGCCGAATGTCTTAGCGTCCGGCTGCCCCAGGAATCCGAAATAGTCTGCGTCGAACATTTCGACAGCCAGCAAGCCGATGCCGCCGCCTAGGGTGATGAGATGCAGGGTTCGGGCCAGGCGTATGTCATTCGCTGTCAGCCGGCGCCCGATGCCGACGATGATTTTTGCGTTACCGACCTCATGCAAAATGATATTCTGTGCATTGAACAGAACACGCAGGCAATGGATCAACTCATCGCCGGTAGCCTGGGAGGAATCATAGAAGACCTTAAGCCATAAGATTTTCCGATAGTCATCATCTTCCAGCCGGGTACTGGCCAGCCAGTTTTCATTGATGCCGCGGAAACGGCCGACGCCGAACGTCTGGCTGTTATCCTGCCCGCTGAATCCGAAAAATTCAAGCTGTAAGGAATCATGAATGGTTCGGTCGCAGTTCACGATGGTTCCGATGCCGTCGAGTTGTACCCCTTCGCCGGTATTTATCCAGCGTTTATTTTTTAGATCATCAAAAGCACTCCGTAAGGCTTCCAGTTCTGCACCAAGAGCCTCTAATTCGGCCTCGATGACCGGTTTATCCTGGAACTGCCCTATCAAGTGCGAAATCATGCGTTCCGTATGGGTCATTGTTTCGTCACCTCGATACGGGCTGCATCAAAGACGGCAATCTGTCGCGGCGTGATGGATATATTGCTCGTGGAATAACTCCCGGCCGTGTCGCCGGTCGCGGCGGTCAGGCTGATATACCCTACGCCGGAAGCAGCCTTGAAGATGGTTGAGAAATAGCGCTGTAAGACAACATCCTCGCCGATGGCCTGCTCCTGACCTTTAGCCAGCAAGGCCGTGGCAATATCCTGTACGGCTGCCGGAGCCAGCGTTTCGTCCGGGTTTTCACTGATGACGACCTTCAGCCAGATTTTGACCGGTGATGGGCGGTTAAAATACAGTGTCTGTTCAGTGCCGTTGGCATCGATAGCCGTGCCGTGTTCTGTACCATAGGTGTCAATGCCGCCAGCTTTCGTTTTCCAGAGTACCTGGGCAATGTCGTCATTCTCCCCGCCTTCTACGATGGCCTCGATGGAGTGCGGCGGCCGGCCGTCGGAATCGGTCGCATCGGTCCGGTTCTCATATACCTTGGATGTCGTAACGCCGGTCACGTTATCGGCCAGGGCTTCGGCGATGGCATCAATATTAGTGGACCCGCGGCTAAACAGCGACCGGTTCCAGCGCTGCCGCAAATGGGTATCGGTTTCGGCATCCTGGCCGACAGATGCGGCGTACTGGTTCAAGACCCCGGTCCAACCGGGAATCGAGGTGACGACCTGGTTGATGGTGCCGATGTCCGGATTGACAGCCCCGACCGTCACGCAGCGGAATTGAATCGGGGTACCGATAGAGCTGATTGTGACATTCTGGGCATCCGTTGCAAAGGTCTCCCCTTTGGTCGTCGTCCGTATGGACAAAATCCCGCTGTCAATCGAGTAGGTGACGCCGGTAAAGCTTTTTGCCAGGGTACTCAGCACCTTGCTGGCCGTATCCCCGGAGGCGGCGGTATAGCTGGCCGTCTTGTCATTGATAGTCAGTGTATAAACCGTCCCGGCACTCACGGCACTGCGGATACTATATGCGGCATAGCAGGCCTTTTCTTTCGAGATGGCCGCATTAGTGGCGATGCATTCCCAGTAGCTGCCGTTTTCGTTACTGCTGGAAATCTGTGCCCCATAAGGAATGACCGTCCCACTGGTACCATAGCAGGTAGCCAGCAGCCGGCTTTGTGTGCCGGAAATGGCTGAGATACCCGCCAAGCCCGCCGCATTGGACAGGCTGACGCCCGTGGCCGTGTTCGGATACATGGCATTATAGGTGTTTTCGGCCTGCTCCCACAGGTCGGCGATTTCGTATGCAAATACGCCGTGGAGCTGGCCGAACAGGCTGTTGCTCCCGGTCTCGATTTCAACACCCAGCCGGTCCGATACCCGGCGGTTGATGTCGGACAGGATTTCCGGCAGCCGTTTCCGGCGGAAGCCGTCACGGGTCAGACCGTAAACATTTTCACTATCTGCCATATCCCAGCACCTCCTTCTTCGTGATGAATCCATAATCGGTATCGATTTCATAGGATGCCGTGAGCGTCCTCAGAATGCGATTGAATGCGAATTCTAGCTCCGTGACGCCTTTGACCCCATCAACGCTCTGAATAGCCTCCGACAGGACTTGCCGGACGTGGGCCTCGTTGGGGTTCTTGACTAAGATATATTCGAGATAGGGAACGCCGTCACTCGTTTTCAGGAACCATTCGCCGAGCCATTCCCGCAGCGTGATAAGCACTTGTTGGGCGACCCGTTCCCCATTGTTGACGATCATCAAATCGCCGTTCCGGACGACCAAGTCGCCCGTCTGTACATTCATTGCTAAATCATAGGCCATGTCCATGCCTCCTATTTCGGTGCGCTTGTCGTGCCGCCGCTATCTCCGGTGTGAGTATGCTTCGTGACAGAAATACCTTCGACGACCAGGTCGCCGCCGGTCACGGTAATGCCGCCAGCGCTGATGACCATCTTCACGCCACCGTTGAACAGGCAGACGTCGGACGGGCTGGCCGACCGGCATCCCCGGTTATACAAGCCAGGAATGCAAATGGCATCGTTGAGACTATGGCGCCGTTCATTGTCACTGTCGCCGCCGGTCAAGAAATCATCCAGCTGAGACTCCGCGAAGACCAGCAGACAGCCGTCGCCACTCCGTAAAGGAATCGTAACGCCTGCTGTACCACCGAGGCCGCTGGGAAAGATGACCGGCACATGATGCACGATGGGAAACGGCAGGTTCCGGCCGTCCTGTATCTTGAATTTGCCGACCGGCTGCACGCTGGCCTGACAGATGCTTGCATCATAGTCGATGATCTTCCCCGGTATGGCCGTGTGGATATTGCTGATGCTGCCATCTATCCAACCATTGACGATATCCCGTAATTCATTCGATGACTGCATAAAAACCACCTTCCCTTAGCATTGGCTGGCTTTGATGATGTATTGTGGATACTGGTCGCCCATGTCAGTGTCGCCAGCATGATACCAACATTGTTTATTAAAACTGTTATGCCACATGCCGCCATTGCCGTCGTATATCCCGACATGCCCTTCGCTATGGTCGTCATTATAAAATACAATGACATCGCCTTTTTCGAGCTGGCTGGAATCGTATGGGATGCAGTTATCTCCCGCATCAGCACAAAGGCCATCGACGCCCCACTGGTGGGCGTCGTACTCTTGTTTAAGGAATGGCGAATAGTAGGACCCGGCTTCTGTAACACGGTAAACGCAGCCATCGGGGATATACGTGCCCTGGCTTTCGGCCACGGCTTCGCACCCGGCGTCGACGTTGGTACTGACTTCGCCGCTTGTCCCGCCATTCCCATAGACGGCCGTGTTACTGGCCGCATCACTTTCTGGCGACTGGAGCGTGGCGTTCCGGTCTACTAAATCGAGTTCGCTGTTCCATTCGTCGCCGTAGGTATCTCCCGTATGGTGGGCCGACTGGACTTTGAACCAGCCTTCGACGTAACGGGATTTTATCTTGACCAGGTCGCCCGGGTTGAGGGTCGGCGACAGCAGCGTCTTGACCTTCCAGCCCGACGAGGCTGTCGACGGGTCAGTATTCTCGGCCTGCTTGCGCTTGCGCTTAGGCGTCGCCGTATTCGGCTGAGAGTTGGCCTTGGTATACCATTCCGGGCTCCCGATAAGGCCGCTATCCGGTGCAAAGACCAGCCCTTTGTTGCTTACCGTGCCGCCTTCCTTGATGAGCTGAAGGATTTCGTTCTGGACGCTCCATTTAACGCCTGATCCGTAGCAGATGGCGTCAAGAGCATCGGCGGCCATGCCGACAAAGGAAAACCCATCTTTAAACGTGCCGAACTGGACGCCGTCGCCCCATACGAGGGGCAGGCCCATTTCATCGGCGATGTATTGGATGATGGTATTGCCCGGCGTACCGGGAGCAAAGGACAGGGAAAAAGCCGTATCCCGGATGGCCGTCTGGCCATCGGAGAGCGATAGTTCCGTCATGACGTCCTTCCCGTCATCTTTCGTCTGGGCACTGATGACCGACCCGACAAAGAGCCGGACAGCGCCGCCGTTGTCCTTATACCCGGCATAGAGCTCGACCTTGGTATCGGGCACATTGATTTTATGCCGGGTCTCATCGCTCAGGTTCCAAAGGGTCAGTTTCCCCTTGTTCGTATTCTTCGACAGGTCTTTCGTGATGTCGAAAGAGATGCGGAGCGTATTGGCAAATTCCAGGCCTATCCCTGGGAACTTGACCCTATACTGCCGATTCCACAACATTCGTCAATTCCTCCTTCGGCATGTAGATCAGACGAGCTTTTCCACTGATGAAATCCTTGCGGCCAATGTCCGAAATGCTCGTGCTGGACACGACGGCCAACAGCTCGCCCGGAGGCAGGCCCTTGATGCGCCGGTACGCATGGAGCAATGGGAAGTTCGGAACGACAACGATACCGCGGACCAGCTCAGAGTTATCATTATTGCAGACATCGAGCGTCCAATACTGGCCGTCATCGTTCCAATTCAGCCGGAGCCGGTACAGAATCGAGTCCAGGATGACCGACTCGACGAACGAGTTGGCATCTAAGGTACTAATCGTAATCACCAGAGCACCGCCCCCATTCCGCCCATGGACTGGGCAATGGATACCGTAGCCATGGCCGCCGTATGTTCCAGCCCGACGCCGATGGCCCCGAACTGGCTGAGGTCGACGCTGCCTGTGGCAATCTGGGTCCAAATATCTTCGTCAGAGGATGCATTCCCGACGGTACTGGGGTCGATGGTCTGGAGGCCCGTACCGATTTCCTCAGTGGCAGCCATACCGCCGTCTTTACCGGTCTGGCCGGCTTTTCCCTGGGCGTCGGCATTGCATCCGTCTTCCGGAATGTCTTCCGTCAGCTGCGTGACCCGGCGCACATGCTGGAACTCCAGCGTCGCCTTATAACAATACCCGTCTTCGGAGCGCCTCGGCATGGGAGCGCTGGTCATGACCATATCCGTATAGATGCCGTCGACGAGTTTGATGGTGACCGGTTCGCCTTTCTTCCAGATGTCCATAATAGCATCCATGACCCGGTTCAAGCTGTGGCGGCTCCCGCCTAATGCAGCCATGAACCAAGTGACCGGCGTCGGTGTGAACAATACTTCGAGAGTCAGCTTCATCGGCTTGCGGATACAATGGTCTGAGATAGAAAAGCCGTCCTCTACGGGGAACTGCGTGACTTCCGACTCGAACGTCGTAACCCGTGACAGGATAACGTCACATTCGAGCATGTCACCAATCTGGGCCGGTTGTGTCGGCTCCGGGATGACGCCCGTACTGCGTCGCGGCATGAAGCCCGAACCGCCGACCAATCCGCCGGCCAGGCTGGTGCCGATACTGCTGATATTACTGCCGCTCATAAATGCCATGATATCTCACCTCTTATCCATACGGCGAAAAGTTCGTACCGCTGGCAAATCCAATCGCATCCTGAACTGTGCCAACGCTTAATTGATAATTATTGGTATTAGAATAACTGTTCCCGGTCGGGATGACTCGGTTCGCAAAACGTTCCAGCGCCGACCCTTCGGCACTAATCTGCCCGCCCATGCCTAAAAAGTCCTTGGCTTTATTGATGAGGCTTGCCAGCCCATCAGCACACCATTGAATAAATTCGCCAACCTTTTGCAAAGCGGATGCGACGGTGTCGATTAAAGCCGCAGCGCCACGAAATACATAGCCGGCAATTCTGAAGAAACCGCCGAGTGCGGCTACGATGACGCCGCCCACGACTTCGGCCACCATTTTCAACGGGGGGATTAGGGCGGTAATGAACGGCTGTATCCGTTCCCAAGCGTCGGCCAGGAAGGCAAGGCCCTGTTTCATCATTTCAAGGCCAGGGCTGAATGCAGCCATGACTTCATCCCAGTGGTTCTTGACGAAATAGATGGCGGCCGCAATAGCGGCGATGACCGCCACGACAGGCCAGCCAGCCGCGGCAATGAATCCGATGGCCCCGGAGATGGCCCCGAATACGCCGGAGATGACGCCAGCCACGGCGCCGACAACAGTCCCGACAGCGGAAAAAACGCCGGCCATGACGCCGACGGCCCCTGCAATCAGAATGGTTTTTGTGATGAGGTTGTCGATACCCGTGGCCTCACCAATCTGGTTGAGCAGATTGTAGACCGTCTTCAAGGCATCGCCAATAGCAACGATATATGGATGGGCTTCTTTCGCTTTCTCAAAGGCTGCCATCGAGTCGGCCGTATCTCCCGGCCCCGACATAATCGTGACGATGTCGTTCATACCCTGGGAGATCTCTCTAAATACCTGGCTCAGGCTGGTAGCGATGTCGGAAAATACCCCTGTCCCCTGTTCGATGCGCAGAATAAATATTTTCCACGAGTTGCTGGCCTGAGTCAGGGCTTGGCCAATAGTCAGCGGGATGCCATTGAATTCGGAATCAATGGCCGCCCCGCTGGCCAGGATGGCGTCGATGACCATATCAGACGTTAATACCCCATCCTTGCCCATCTGTTTCAGGGCTGCTTGGGGTACGCCGATAGATTCGGCCATGTGCTGCATGAGCAGGCTGGCATTTTCATCGAGGGAGTGGAGTTCGTCGCCTTGCAGGACGCCGGACCCCAATGCCTGGCCTAATTGCAAGATAGAGGCTTTCGCCTGTTCCGTCGTGGCGCCGCCTAACGTAAGGGCCTTAGATACAATATCCGTGGTCCTCATGGCGTCCTCTTGCGACCGCCCCATCTGCTTGCAGGCCCGGGCCGTACTGAAATAGAGGTCGCCCATTTCAGCCAGGGCACTGCGGTTATTCTGGGACAACTCATACAGCTGCGTTTCCACGCCACGCCGTTCTTCTTCGCTCGACGTGACGGAACGGAGACGCCCGTCCAGGCTCATCATTTCATCGGCCGTGTTCTTGATGGCGCTGATGGAAAAAGCCGCGGCCATCGCTCCGGCCAGCGGCCCCAGGGAACCCATGAGGCTGTTGACGGATGACTTGATGCGGGAAATACCCATTTCCGCCTTGGTAGCAGAAGCGGCCATGTTCGCCGCGCTGTTGCCGAACATGCGGCTGGCCATGGAACTGGCCCCACCGATGCCGCCCAGGCTCCGCTTGAGGCGGGAAATGCCGTTATTGGCCGCATCCAGGCCGCCCCGATTGACGGCAAACGATATTTTGGTAATCAGTTCACGGACGACCATGGCGCCCACCTCCTTCCGGCTTGTCATACTTCTTCAGGTTCGCGTACTCGATATCACTCTTCATGTCGAGGTAATGCGTCATTCCGACAAGGTCGGCCAGGGTCACCATACCGCTTTTCAGCTCCGTCATAGTGACCATGCCCGCATCCAATACGCGGTAGATGAAGGTCATTTTCGTGAACTCTTCGGAACATTCGCCTGGAATGACTGCTTCAGCCCTCGCAACGTTCCGAGGACTCCAGTCGGGACGCTCGAGAGCTTGGAAAAATCCAGATAGTTGATCTTGAATACCTGGACCATCAATACGATCATGTCGAAAATGCGGCCGCTATAGACCTCATTGACGGCGCTTTCGTCGAGCTGCTGGAAGTCTTTCGTGTGAAGCGGTGCGACGCTGACATAATCCGGGTCCAATAGCATGGCAGATACCTTTTCCAGCGTGTCGCCGTCCATGCTGCGGGCCAGCCCGTTCAAGGCGTCGGCCACGGTGTTGCCGATAAAGATGACGTTGTTCGTGTCCTGGTCCAGCGTTTCCGGCTTGATGCCGCCAATAGCGCCGCCAAGGGCCGGGGCAAGCACCTTCTGGAGCTCGCCCAGCACTTTCATGGCGTGGAACGGCGGGAACTGCCGGATAGCAAAGGTATACTGCCCCTGGTCCCACTTCTTCGTTTCGCCGCCCTGATAAATGATACTCATGCGTTTCGCCTCCTCGTTAATCGTTGCCGCCGATGACCGGGTCGTTTACCTGGCCGGTGTTGAACGTCCAGTCCTGGTTGTCGATTTTACGGCCCCGTTTCGATTCAGGGAAGTTCTGTACCCAGGCCTGTTTGGCAAAGAACAGCGTCGAGCCGCTGAGGTCCTTGATGGTCAGCGGGAGCATATAGCTTCCCGTTCTTCTATCCTTGTTGTAACATTCGCTCAAATAGTCGTTGCTCTTCGAGGATGTAGCCAGGCTGACCTTGACCTCGAACGTGCGGTTCGGGTCGACGCTTCGCCCGACTTCGCCGTCGGCACCGCTGTAGATCTGCATGCCATCGCCCAGCGGCTTGATGGTAATCATGTCATCCTCAGCAAAACCTGTGAGCTGTCGGCCGCCGTAGATGATAATGTTTTTCTTAGGGTCGTACGTCAATACGTCAGACATTCGTTAATCCACCTCCTATGCGCTTTCCAACAGATTATCGTAGGTAAAGGAACCGTTGATTTTGACGGCGTGGATAGCGCCGGCCAGGCGAGCCGTGAACTTCACGTCCTTCAGGACACGGCTGGCCTTCTGGTTAGCCGTGATGCTCGACGACAGCGGCACGTCGATGGTATAACCCAGGTTCTTGTTCCCGTCTTCATCGTATTCCGTCGGGGCGATGCCGCCGGCGGCCTGCCCGTCTTCCAGGGCTTTACGTAGTACCGTTTCCACCATGGCGATGCCTACGTCGGTATAGGGTACTTTATCCGAGTTGATGAGCAGATAGAATTCGTTGGTACGGATTTCTTCCTGGAGCCAGTCGCGGAAGCGGATGACGTCGATCCATTCGCCGGCGGCCACCTTGCCATTCTGGGTAATGGATACGTTGCGGAATTTCTCGAACGTGTTCCCGTTCTTCTTGGTGATGGCGTTGTATTCGGTTTCCGTGAGATTGTCGGCCGTAATCGCCGCCAGTTTCTTGTTCGCCCAGGTTTCGCCGCCCGGGTCGATAGCAAAGCAGCGGGCCATGACAGCCGCTTCCGGATATTCGTCCGTAGCGTTGGCATGATACCAGACAGCCGTGCGGTAATAGTTCTTGCTCTGGAGCTGTGCCATGATGTCCGTCGTGGACGAGGCGTCTTTCGCCTTGTCGTCGCCGGTGGCAGTCATGAACAGCTTCATATGCGTTTCGGTCCATTCGGCCATAGCCAATACGTTGGCCTCTGTCCGGTCAGCCAGGACGATGCCATAAAAGTCATCGTCTTCCGAACGGATAGCCGCCAAGGCCGTGGCCAGGTCTTCCTCGCCGTTCCACTTGCCGACCTTGACCTGCGTCGGGCTGGGAATCTGCGAGAAGCAGGCCGAAACGGCTTTATAGATGGCGTCCGTCGTCTGGAACCCGTCATCGACAAGCTGGTCGGTATCGGTATAGGTCAATACGCGGCTCGTGCCGTGCGTATGTTTCCCGATGACCATGACCGTGCTGAAGCCGAGCTTGCTGATGCCGGTCGTATTCAAGGCGATCTGGACGTTTACAATGCGGTCAATGTTCGCCATTTAACAGTCCTCCTTAATTCGTGGTTCCGTCTACTTTGACGGTATCGATGTAATAATCATTCGTGTCCGGCTCTGTCGTGCCGCCAGAACCGGTATTCCCGGTATCGGTTCCCGTGTCTCCACTCCCGGAGCTGTCCGGATCAGACGGGATAGTCGTCGTATCTGGCTGGCTCTTATGGAGCTGGCTTTCAATGACGACCGATTCGATGTAACCCGGTTCGTCATCGACGTCGTGGTTATAGCGGATATACAGGTCGATATTCGCCCGTTCATCCCAGGTCTGCGACTCTAAGAGCGCCGACAGGTCGGTGATGTTGTTCGTGTCATACACGACGACAGCCGCCGCAAAGCAGCGGTCGGCAATCGTCGGGCGCTCGAACCCGCGAGCCAGCGTCTCCAAGTGTTCCAGGGCATCCGGTCCGAAATACTGCACGGCCAGCGTCGCCGATGTCGGGACCCGGACGTCGTATGTCCCCGGCCCCGTCGGGCGCAGTTCCTCGCTGGCTTCCCCATGGACGCCGTAGAACTGGAGCGTTGCAAAGGGGCGCTTGATGCGGGGCATGTTCTGGTTGACCCAGACGACCTGTTTGCCGGGAAGTCCCAGCAACTCGGCAATAATGCCATGCAGGAAATCCATTTTGTCACGTGTCGTCATCGGTCAGCACCTCCTTGGCATAAGCCCGGTAATGACTGATGACGCCATTCTGATAGGCGTCGCACTGCGTAACCAGGAAACGGCGCCCCAGATGCCGCACGACGTCGGCCTTGGTAGCCTCTCCCTGCCCGCTGGCCGCACTTTGTGGGATAAGCGGGGTATCCGTATAGATTTTGACGTACGACACGTTACGGGCGCCGTCTGGGCCAACTATCGTTAATTGTTCGCGGATACTCAACGGCTGCACACTGGCTTGAATGGTCAGCGTGGTCGTCGTGCCTTTCTGGTATCGGCCGTTATCGTCGATAGTGCCCAGGCTGGTGCGCTCGATGGTGACGGGCCTTCTGAATCCCATACTATCAGTCCTCCACTTTATGGCTTACGCTGTTACGCATACGGCCGGTATCAATCAGCGGCTGGGACGAGCCTTTCTGCTTGATGGTGTTCGGTGCATTGGGGACGAAATGGCCACGGCCAATGGTCGCTTTCATGTCGCCTTCGGCCTTGTTGCCGAGAATCTCCAGCGCCTGATGCGGGTCCATCCCGTGGGCCACCCGGTCCTCAAGCCGGGCCGCCATGCTCCCCCAGGCCCATCGGTTGTTGTCCGTCGTCTGACGGACAAAGGGACGGGCTGGAATGTGCTGCGTGCCAAATTCGTTATAGGTGGCGACTTCGACGAGGCTGGCCCCGTCTTTCTCGCTGCCCGCATCGGCCATGATGCCGACTTTGACCGTCCCTTCCAGACGGCTCAGATTGGTGATGATGGTCTGATACCCCATATCTTTGTCGATGACGCTCATAGTCTCACCCCATCCGTGTACGGACCGGCACAATGACCAGTTTCAATAATTGCAGGTAGGCTTTCCCGTATACGGTCTTATTGAGCAGGTCGTTGCCAGCTCCGCCCGTATTGGCCGCCCCGTAGGAGCGGGAAAGGTCGCCTTCGCTTTCGCTGACGATGCCGCCGGACGTCAGCGTCGCGCTCATGCCGCCGCTGTTGGTCGTTTCAGTCCGCAGTGTCAGCAGGTGCGCCGTATAATCAGCCAGGGCCACGGGGTAAAATTTCCCGAACTTTTTCTCACTCACGAACAGCTTGGCCAGGTCCATGACTTGCAGGACGTCGCTGTCGTTCTTCGTGATGAATTCAGGGGCTACCGTGTAGACCGTGTTCAGCAGGTCCGCATCACTTACGGCACTCATTTCGCGGCCTCAATGGCTGCCAGGATGTCCTCTTTGGTCGAGGCGTTCCCCAGGTCGATGCCCTGTTCCTTCGCGTAGGCCTGTAATTCCTCAATCGTCTTTGCGGCCAGCTCTTTTTCAGCTTCTGCGGCGGCGGCTTTGGTCAGCGTTTCGATGTCGCCACTATCCAGCATGGCGGCAATACCGGGATACATTTTCTTGACATCGGATAATTTCCCGTCGACCGTCGTCGGTTTCAGCGGAATGAGCAGCGTGCCGCCGAACAGGACGGCACGACTCGTTTTATTTAACAGAATCATTGGGACCTCCCCTTTCTACTAACAGCCCTGGGCTTTGACAAAGGCCATCGGCATGGTGACTGTAACGCCGGCCGCTTCGGCCACGCAATCGATGACGTATTCGAGGTTGCGGTACTGCACGGGCTGCTGCTCGAAACGGGTCGGGATTTCCAAGCGGATGTACATCGGGTCGAAATAACCAGTGACGACCATATCCGAGCCGTCGGTGCCGGCGCCTTTGAGTTCGCCGACCTTCATCCAGCGGGTAATTTCCGGGTGCAGACTCTGCAAGAAGCGGAGCGCCGTCGTACCCTGGGCGTCATCGACGCGGGTTTCCGCCAAGGCCCGATAGACGGCCGGGGCCATCAATACCGTATTGGCCTGTTCTACTTCATTCGTCGCGGTCGGGATGGCGTCGATGATGTCGTTCATGTCGCGGATCATCTTGTCATAGGTCTTCGTGGTGAAGGCCGTCTTGGAGCCCGTGCCGTCGGCCGGCAGGGAAATCGTCGAAATGTTTTCATTATCGAGGAAGCCCGTGATGTGGTGAGCCTTATCCCCGTTCCAGGCGATTTTGTTCAGCTTGAGGTCGATGCCACGGCGGGCCTGCTGGGCACGGAGAGCGCTCAAGGGGATATTTGCGAACTGGGCGTTTTTGACTTCACGGTAGTTATAACCGTATGCGTCGCCGATAGAGAAGACCTTGACGGCCTGTTCCTTGGCGACAACATCAACACGAGGCAGGGCGTCGGCATAGTTACTGATGATTTCAGCCATACCGACAGCATCATAGATGTATTGGACGGCGCTTTCAGCCCCGGCCGGAATGTCCGTCTGTACCGGGAATACCTGGAAGGCGTTCATGGGGGCCTTCTTTACTCTTAACGTCTGGGCGCGGATATGGGTCAGCTGGCGGGCCAGGAATACGCTCGTAGCTTCGTCCATATTGGCCACGTTCTGCAAATATCTGGCTTCTTTTTCATCATAATGGGTCATGGTCATGTTGTTCATACCTCCTATTTATAAGCGGATGCGGATGCGGACGACGTCGCCTTTAGCCCCGGAATTGAGGAACGTAATGCCCGGCAGGGTGTTCGTGCCGCCCGATTTCGTGAAGACGACGGCGCCATCGTCGATAGCAATATCGGCTTTATCGCCCGGCTGCACGTCGCCGCCGGCGGTAACGTATACGTCGCCGCTGGTCATGACGTCGACAGCGGTACCGGCCGGATAGCAGCCGATTTCCGGGTCGTAATGTTTATGCAAAGCGATACCGATGACCTTCGGGCCGTCGGTGGCAGCCGTCACGGATTTGACCGTACCTTCTTCGGTGCCACGGAGCACGGCGTCGCCCGGCATGATGGGCGATTCAGCGGCATAGCTGTCTACGACGTCGACCGTCGTGTCGGCTTTCATACCGGCGATACCGGGGCGGTCTTCGTTGCCGTACCATGTAAAAAGTTTGTTCTGTGCCATAATTATTTAACCTCCTTCATCCATGCGTCTGCTTCGTCTTTGCGCAGCTGTTCCATAGCCTCGGCCACAGTCAGATCTTCGTCGTCGTTTTTCTTTTCTTTCGGCTGGTTGATGGTCTTGACCTGGCTGGCGATGCCGTCCGCCTTGTCGGCGTTGGCTTCCTGCTTCGTGTCTTTCACGAGGTCATAAGCCGCGTTGATGTATTCGTCGCTCTTATCTTCCAGGTCGAAATCGTCGCCGTGTACCTTCTTGATGACGGCTTTCTTGATGTCCTGGACGGTCATCTTTTCGGCGTCTTTGATGCCGAATGCGTCGGCCCGCTTTAATACGGCGACGCGGTCGCTGACAGCCTGGTCAAAAGCGGCTTTCGCTTTTTCTTCGGCCTGCTTGGCGTCTTCTTTTGCTTTTTTCAAATCCGAAACAGCGGCGTCGTACTTGGCTTGCAAGGTATCCATTTCAGCTTTCTGTTTCTTATGGTCTTCACGCAGCTGGTCAACGTATACGGCCACTTCCGGCGCCGCATCGTATTCGATACCATTGTCGAGTCTTACTTTTTTCATTGTCTTCGTTCCTCCTGTCATATCTTGGTGCTCCTCAAAATCCATTTCCTGGTCCCCATCCATGTTCAGCCGGGCAATACCAGCCCGGCCTTTGGGAACCACGGCCACATGGTTATAGCGGATGTTCCGCTGGATGGCGTCATAAGGCTGTCCATCCGGCGTCACGCCCGGGGTTTCCTCTAAGTCGAGATTGTACCCGCAGGAAAGTTCGCGGGCCTCGGTCGGCAGCTGATAAATGACTACATCAGCCACGATGTTGTTGTCATCCTGTCTGCCCGGGGAAAGGACTGTCCCGATAGGCTGAATGATATTGCTGTTGTCACTCGTCACCATGCCCTGGTGGCCCATTGTGATAGGTTTCCCCTGTAGCGAGTTCAAGGAATCCGCGTTAAAGGCTTCTTCCGGCGGCCGGTATTCCCGCCGGGTACTTCCGTCCGGGTTCCGGTACTCTAAGAGGCCCGTACGGCCGACGATAGGTTTATCACGGATGAACCCCTCGTCAGTCTTCGTCGCATGAATCGCTACTCGGTCATATCGAATCATGTTTCTCACCCCCTTTCCAGGTACGCGTCACAGTCGTCCATGATGTCAAATGTCTCATTGACGGTAGAGAACCTTACATCGTCCTGCCGTATCAGAATCTTGTAAGGCAGGCCGGTGATACGCTCTTTCTTGGCTATCGGTTCATATACCTCGTATCCTTTCCAGGAGCAGAGGTGTTCCGCCCTATCGTATCCATGATAGACGGCGAATTCGTTGGCCATGTCGTTCGTATCGGTCATTTTTCCCTCTTTTCCAGAACGTCGTTGACGATCTTCACGTTGAACGCCTTGTCATCGACCCGTAGGAGTCGGGGCGGCGTATAAACCGTAATGCCGTAGAAGGTCCGCTTGAAGCGTACCCGCTTGAAATAGCGTTGTATTTCCTTGTCGCCGGTATAGGTCCGGTCGAGCTGGGGATCATACATGACCAGGTTGCCCGCTTTGTCCTGGGAAACACAAACGATATGGCCGATGCTGCCACGGCCTTTCCAGGCGAATTCGATAGCATAGCGGCCTTTCGGGTCCAGCGTACGGTGCAGCCAGGAAGCCAGCTGTTTCGGCGTATGTACGGTCTTATCAAGGATATACGCCGGGGCTTCCCCGGTTTCCGGGTCCAGCCAGGCCAGGTTGGTCTTGTGGGACAACCGTTCCGTCGTGCCGCCGGCCTCGAACCCTTTTGCGATGACGTCATAACCACGGCGCCGGGCCTCGTAGTCGACGACACAGACCTGGCAGTTGTTACGGTATGCCTCGCTGAAGTTGACCCGCGGATTGACGTTCCCGCTGTCCGCTTCGGCGTGTGTCATCTCTTCGCCCCGTGAAGCCCCGCCTAACGTCTTGGGATACAAGTTGTTCGTGCTTTCTTCTTCCTCACCTTGTGGCGGCGCTGAGGTAAGTTTTTTCGCCGTCAGCGAAATGAAGGTCCCCGCCTTGGTCCGGATGGGAATGGTATCGACGTCGATGACCGGAAGGGCCACACAACGGCACCGTATCGGTATCCCTGGATGCCCGTCGGGCGGCGGGTTGCTCCAGGCGAATTTCTTCCCCTGCCTCGTGCGGTGCCATGGCCGTACCCGGGAATCGTGGGCCGTCTCCCAGATGTAGTGAGTGATGCCGGCCTGTTCCTGCCGGTACTGGCTCATGCGTCCATGCAATTTGCCAATCTGGTCGGTCGCAATCAGTACGGCCCGGTTCGTCTCATTGTGGGCGATGTCCTGAATGGCCTCAGTCAAAAACCGGGTGAGCTCGGCTGCATTGCTGTTATAGATGATAGCGTCGTTTAACCGCTGCTTGATGCGTGCCAGCGTTTCCCCGTCGATGCTCCGTATGAGGTCGAGATTCTGGTCTACCCAGGCCCGCTGGAGTTCCTCCAGATCCGGTGATGTCGCATCCTGCCGCCCGACATCTGTGACGGGCTGGCTCTTTAGTGGCCCAGGGAGAAGCGGCGCCGAAAGGGAAAACACGCTCCGGAATTCGGCGTCTGTCTCTTTCTCCGTATGAGTTTCTACCAGGCGGCCCATTTTCTGCATGGTTCCTGTCAGGACGTCAGCGTTTTCCATGGCCTGGCCTATCTGGTCGATGACTAAGTTAATATGTCCTGTCGTGTTGGACGATTGCAGGGCCGTTTTCATCTCCGGGATAAAGGCCGCCGCCACTTTCATCTTACGGGCTACGTAAGCCGCAAGAAGCTTGGCATAGTCCCGTTCCAGGGCCATCGGATATTTAATTTTGCGCTTCGGAACTATTTCCCTTGTCATCGGCTATTCCTCTTTCCCGGTCACGATATGCGCCTGCGTAATTGTTTTATCGAGGCTCCGGTCCAGTTTGTACTCGTCGCCTTCATCCAGCTTGTCGCGCACTTCCTGTACATCCAGCGCCCCGATATTGACATACTGCGCCGCTGTCGCCGCTTCCTTGGCTTTGGCTTCCGCTTCCGCCATCTTCGTATCGGCCTTTTCTTTTTCCGATGGGCTCCACAGTGCGCCAAACTCGATGGTATATTCTTCCGGCAGCGTCAAATTTACATCCCTGGCCAATGTCAGCAGATGCAGCAGCCTGTTGATTTTAGGCTTCAGTTTGCGCTGCCTGATGCGGTCAATCATATTGTAATAGTTTTCCAGGTCGCTGGTCCCGGTGGAATCCAGCCCGCCAGGACTTCGTCCCATGAGGACCGTAATTGGCATATCTGCAGCAGCGGCTAATGCCGATTCAAACTTATCGAGCATATCGCACATGCCGGTCATCGTGATGGATTCTATATTGTATTCGTCATCACTATCAATGGCGATGGTGTTCATCATGCCCCGCGCCATATCGATGAGCTGGAGCCGTTTCTGTATGATCTTTTCCCCTTCATCCGTGCTCAACACGTTGCCCAGACCGGATAATTTCAGTACCGACTGGGATATCCGTTCCATGGCCATGAGGGAAAAATTCTGGGACGAAACAAACCGCATGATGTTGTCCCGCACCTGTTCCATAATGGAGCCGCCCCAGCCATTGCGACGCCGCCGTTCCCGGTTGCTGATGACCGAGCCATCGAAAATGAGCAGGCGGCTTTCATGTACGGAGAAGGCCCCGCCGTTATAACCGACGATGGTATATGTTTCCGGCTTTCCATACTTTGGGCTGCTCGGATCCTGATATTCATACTCCGGCGTCACGTCCTGGGCATCATAGACAACCATCTTCCGGATACCGCGGATAGCCGCTTCATTCACTGGCTCATTGAGTTCGCCGCCATCATCAATCAGCATCAACACCACACCGCCACCAAAAAGACGGTCCCAGCACAACACTTTGGAGAAAACAGCCTGTAGATTCAAATCTTCCAGGGCAGATTGTACTGCCTGATTCTGTTCCAGCTTGGCCTCCCCATCCTTGAGCGTGAAGCCGGCACGGACAGCATCTTCTGCCGGCGCTTTGATGATCTTCTGCGCGATACCATTGTAAGTGAACAGTTCTTCATATTCATGCCACCGGGCCTCTATGTTCTCCATTTGTCCGCTATGAAAATAGGTATGTGTGAACGGGTCCCGCCGCCTGGTTCCATAGCCTAAAAAGGCATTGAAGAAGCCGTCCATTCTTGATTTTATACTCACATTCATTCACATCCTTATGAAATCAATGCACGCCAGTCATTGCCTTTCGCAACGGCTGTGAATGCGTCACTGGCGGCGTCTACCTGGTCATCGTGAAGTGCATCCGGGAATCCTTCGAGCTCATCAAAAAACGCATCATTCCATGCGCCGGCCAATACCATGACGGCCCCATGCTGTACTTGCGCCGCAAACGGTTCCGCCCTCGTAACCTTAGAGCCTGTCACCGTATGCGTCGTTACACTATAGCCGGCCAACAATGACACGATACTGACCGCCTGGTCTTTCCCGGCCTGCCCAGGGTCTTGTGGGATAGTGATGCGGATACTTGGGAATTGTGCTCTGTCGGCCTTGGCCGTATTCGCCATGAGCGCACGGACATCGGCCGCATTGAGCGCCCGACGCTGCACATCCAATACAATGTACTGCCCATTGCGAAGCCGTGCCATAAGACACGAAGCCGTACGGTCAGGGTCCGGGCTATTCGGCGTGATGGCTGTCGCCGCCAAGTCCCAGGAGCGGACGATGCTGATGATCTTATCCGGTATGTCCTGAACAACGCGGAACATGTCCCGTTTGAAGTACAAGCCGGCAGCCGGACGGATTTTCCAGTTGCCCTTTAAAAGCCGTTCCTTTTCCACCAGGCTCAAGGCATTCAGCGTGGCCAGATATCCCGGGTCCGCATGGAGCAAGGCCTTGTTGTCAAATATGCTGGAATTGATGAACGTCGCGCTCTTGCACAATGAAGGGTCCACATGATAAGCCGTCGCCAGCTCGTCACGGGTATCGCCCCAATGAATAGCACCATCAATCCTTATGAAATAGCGGATAATGCCAGACCGTTCTGGGATTGCATATCCCGTGTCCTGGTCAATCCACCAGGAAATGAAGCGGGCAACCCAGGAATCAGAATCCGGATTGCAAGTGGCCCGGATATAAGGCCGTACGCCGCACGTTGAACGGTTACGGCTCATCATATACGTAAACTGTGCCTCCGTGAAATGTGTCAATTCGTCGAAACAAATGAGAGGAATCTGTGAGCCCTGGTAGCCATAAACGGAATCATCACTGTGGAGATGATTGAATGTAATCTTGGCTCCCGACGGAAAAACAACCCGCTTCGGCGCCGATTCCAGGAACGTCGCGCCCAGGGGCCGGTAAATGCTTTTCGCATTGTCCCAGAGGCCGCCTTCATTAGTAATCTGGCCGCTGTCACGCCGGAAGATGACGACACCGAACTGAGGGTTCTTGATATGCCGCAGGGGCTCGAGCAGCAGAGCGTATGTCTTGCCTAGCCGCCCCCAGCACTACCGCCGTATATGGCTATATCCGCAGGGCTCGACAGGAATTTTTCCTGCGGTCCCGGCTGAGGCTGGAGTTTCGTCATATCATCACCTTCTTTACTCTCGTTTCATACAAATAAACCCGTGTGTAGAAAACCGACGGCCTCTTACAACCTCGCTAATTTCACTAACGGTTGTCCCGATGGCTTTTGCCGCATGCGTTTGCGATGGAAAGCTTGCAATATATCCGTTAATTTTTGATATGCATACTACTTTTATCCGTCTTTTGATGCTTGCGGCCTTGGCTTTGTCAAATAGGCCAATCTTTCTTCCATGCTCCATATTTTCTTTCCCAGTGCACCATTCTAGGTTATCCAATCTATTATTTGTTTTGTCTCCGTCAATATGATTAACCTGCGGAAGGCCGTGGCTTTCAGGCATAAACGTCATTGCTACCAAACGATGTACTGTAATATGTTTTCTCTTCCCGTTGTTATGTAGCTGTACGACTTTATACCCATATTTATCAGTCTTTTGAGCAATCTCTTTAATAAGACCTGTGATATGGTTAAAATTCAGGCTTCTGACTAACCCCGTATTGCTTACTTGATAAATTCCTTCAAAGCCAGGAATATCTTTCCATATTTCACGCATCACTGTCACCGCGTTCATTATCCGGCAAATAGATTTGTACATCAATGCCGTCGCCTTTATCTCCATCGTCCAGATCAGCGGCAGTTTCTTTGAGCTTTACTTCGCGCTCACGAAGCTTGATGTCCGGCGACTCACCGAGTAGATCTAAAAGCAGTTTCATCATCATCGAATTGCCTTTGACACTGCATCGGATCATTCCGGCCATAATGATTTCAGCGACGGTCATTTCTTTATTCGCCTTCGTGGCATTCATTTGTGCGGCCCGTAAAATAACCTTGCACAAATCCGGCGGTAATTCTTTCAGTTTAACAGGCATAGCGTCCTTTAGGATTGCTTTAAGGGTCTTCTTAGCCCGTCTTGATTTACCGCTCTGAATACCGGCTTTTCGTGCATTTTCTCGACGTTCCCTCGGAGTTCGTTGATTAGCCGGCACTAAATTTTTTTCATTAGCCATGTCACATGCTCACCACCGTCCTCGTGTTTTTAGGTATAAAAAAAGAGCCGTCATAATTGGCAGCTCTCTCTATTCATATTGGGGGATAGGAAGGACTCGAACCCTCGATGCCTGGAGGCCCCATGGCGGACATACCTAACAACCAACTATCCCAGGTCGGACGATTCCGGGGGTATGCCTGTTCAGCGCGACAGGCACACACTACTATTGTACACCCGGCCACGTCCATGTTGTGCGCTGTTAGATTACCTATCACTAAGAACAAAGCGCACATTGTAGAGACGGGACTGATACCGCGCAATGACCGAACGGCGGCATCTGGTCCCCGTCCCCGATACTGTCATTATAGCACGCAAAGCTTGTCATGTGGTGCTACGAATGTGCTACAAAAGTGTTACGAATGTGCTACAGCTTTTCAGTTATCCACAATCATTGTGTATCCTGCGTGAATAACTCCATGGGGATGGGGATGTCGCCAGGGCCAAGCATCATGTCCGCCATCAGGCTGAGGATGTGGTCGATGCGCCGGCGGCAGTAACTCGGGGAGCAGTGGGCCGTCCGGGCCGTCATGTTCCAGGGGTAGTGATTGATGCAGCGGCTCACGATGATATTACGGTCGGTAACGGTCAGGGCGTCGAGTGTCCGGTCGACACGCAGCAGAATCGGCTCCAGTTCGTTGATGCGGCACTGTAATTCCGTGATGCGCTCTAAAGCCCTCTCATTGGCGAAATAGGCCCGTTCCTCGGGACTCAGATTATTCGCCCCACCTCCCGGGGTTGGCGAATAGCCAGGCACTTTGGGCGCCGGCATGGCTTCTATCTGAGCTTTCTTGTCGGCGATCTCCTCTTTGAGGTTCTTGATATATACCGCCGTCCGGTGATAGCGGTGCAGCAGGCCCTTGACCTGCTCAATGCGATCATTCGTTTCCATTTTCCCGGTCCTCCTTCATCCAATAGCTGCCCTTGTGATAAGCATTGCGCCGAATGGCCCGCCTAAAAGACTCCTCGGCGGCCTGTTTCCGGCTCCTCATACAGCTTCGTTCGTCGTTGCACTTCCGGACCCTTTGCCCGAATTCGTCCTGGAACCAATGCCAGCCGGAACGAGGAAGGGGCCGCCCGCAGAACGCGCAGCGGCTCCGGTGTGGGACGAGGGTCCCAGGATTTAGTTCCGGCTCCCGGCTCCAGGGCATCAATGGCGGTTTTCGTCTCCGCCGTCTGTTTTTGCGCCCCATGTCCGTTATAAGCCTCCTATCGGTTTGCACATAATAAAGTCATCGCGAGGACCACCCAAAACGTCAGGCAGGCCCCATAGAACGAATATTTGACAATGTCCCACATCTTCTTACCGCCTCCTCCCGTGAATCTTCTTGCAGGTGTAATGCATCCGCTTCCGGATCTTGAATATCGTGTCGGCCTGGTAAGTCTCGATGTCAGACTCAGAGCGCGTGTCACTGGCTTTCTTCCTTTTCGGTGCGTAGTGCTTGCGCTCTTCATCCGTCATCTGGTGAGACTGTACCGGCCCTGGTTTATACCAGTTCTCCATAGCCTCACCGCCCTATTTAAAAATCATGACAAGCATCGTCATGAAAGCCGCCATGCATACAACGGCGTAAATGATGAGCCCCAGCCATACCGTTCGTTTCGTCATCCGCTCACCTCTATCGCTTCGGCGTCGAGGCTATCGGCGCCCAATACTGTACTTCTTTCATCGGGATGAGACGGGTTTCCCCGTCTACGAGCCAATGATCCTGGCGAAACACCCCGACGGCTTTAAATTCCCATTCCGTGCCGGCGTGCATCGCTACCAGCACACGGCGCTGCGGAATGGGAAACTGGTCATTTACATCTACCCATCGCATCGTTTATCATCCTCCCGCAACTTTTCCAGCAGTTTCGCAGCTTTTGCAATTCGTTTCATGATGGCTTCTTTATTGGCATCTGCCTCTTTATGTTTTCTGAAGCAGTTACCGACTGCGATATTCAAAGCGTCTTTGTTGGTATTGTGGTTAATAGTGCTGTATACGAGATTCTCGTCATCAACGTAATAATAAGCTTCGTTTTCTTTCGGAATGAACGGCGCATGCATCGCCTGGGCCGCTCTTTCGATGGCCAGCTTGATGCCGATTTCCGGATTGAAAGCGTCGTCTGGATGGCACTTCGCCCGGCCCATGTAGCTTGTTTTGTTGTCATCGTCGACGAATGTGACCTTAATTTCCCCATTTGCGGACCATTTTATCGAGTTGGCCGTGCTCATCGGGAGGCCGTATTTTTCCGCCTCCCGCAAAAAGATTTCATTGGTGTACTTCTGAAAATCTGCGCTGTCTTTCTGCCTGATGTCGAACTTCGGAGGGCGAGTCATGCATCTTTTAAAAACCTCGTCTCCATAACAGGTTTTAATCCCAAAAATAGTACCCTCACCATCATATCTATGCATATCTATACACGCAGCTTTGATAGCGCATTTTGAACAACCGCAAAATTGTTGACAGTATTTAGAAATCGTATTTATGGCCATTTGGGCCATCTTGTCATCGATCATTTCATTCTCCTCCTTGATTCCGCTTCAAAACACGCGTCCGTGGCGAGCGTCGAAGCCTGGGCTTATGTCCGTAGCATGGGATACCTTTTGGTTTACATTCCCGGTCATCGGCACAGACCGGGGCCAGGTTCCCAGCCGGTGTCACCACATAGTGGATGCGGCGCCCAGCCAGGTTCCGGTGGCAGTAGTAGCATCTGCCCATGACGGCCTCTTATTTCCCGTTGACCAAATCTTTTAGCTGCTTGCCCGCTTTGAAAGCCGGGGTCTTGGATGCTTCAATCTGAATCGGCTCGTTATTGCGCGGGTTGCGGCCTTCACGGGCTTTACGCTGACGGGCTTCAAAAGTGCCAAAGCCGATGATCTGTACTTTATCACCCCGGGCGAGGCTGTCGCTGATAGCTTCGAATATAGCTTTTACAGCTTTTTCAGCGTCTTTCTTGGTCAAATCGGATTTCTGTGCGACTGTAGCGATTAATTCTGTTTTGTTCATTTCTGGTTCCTCCAATACACGTATTGTCGTCAATCATTTTTTGACTTTTTTCTGAGCTTGGGATGTAGCTCGTTGAGTTTGTCGTCCGGCATGGGGATGATTTTGATTTCAGCGCGTGGCCATACCGGGTCGACGCCTGCGATGCAGCTGTAGGCCGCATCGGCGATATAGCCGTCGTCCTCTACGATACCGGCTTTCTCTAAAATGTCGGCCGTCGCCTGGATCAGTCCAAATAAATCGGGCCAGCCCTTTCGGTTCGGCATGTAGTATTCGACGTTCATCCGGGCCGCGCAAGCAATCGTGCGGAAGCTCCTCGGCTTCTGGGTCATCAGCTGGCACAGGGCCATTTTTTCATAATCACGGTACTGCTTGGACTGGATGAGTCCATAGCGGGTCTTGGTCATGCTGTTTTTCTTGGTCATCGGGCGGCCGTCGATTGTGAATTTATAAACCATAGGCGCCTCCTAGAACGGAATTTCTTCGTCGTCCGCGGTATTTCCCATGTCCTCAAAGGATTCGCCCGGCGCGGCGGCTTTAGCGGCTTTCGGTATGGTCCCGACGTAGTCCGCCGTGACTTCGCTGTAGTAGCGCTTGGTTCCATCCTTTTCGTACGAATTCGTCGTGAACCGCCCCAGGACGACGACCCGGTCGCCTTTCAAGAGATTCTGCGCCAGATCCGACGACGGCGGCCAGCAGGTCACCGGCACGAACGACGTCATTTCTTTCGCCTGGCCGTCCCTCCCCTTGTAGGTTTCGGAGCAGGCCACCGTCATCCGGACGAGGGTCTTCCCTGTCCGGGTCACGCTGACTTTCGGGTCGCGGGCCAGATTACCCATGAGTTGCACATTATTCATTTTTTCATTCCTCCTAGGACCAACTGATAAGTATTTCTTGTGGATTAACGGATACTTTATAGCCCATGCCGTCGATGGCCTGCGCAACAGCAGCATCAACCGCATCGTCACCCGCTTTTTCAATCGTGGCGTAGTTCTTCCCGTCCTGGCAGGCTTTATCAATCACAGCCCGGACGCGTTCCATGCTCATGTCAATCAATCGGATCACCTCCTTTATTGAACGTTTCCGTCATGATCTACAAAACTTTCATGAAGCAAATCATAATCATCGCTCAGGCGGCTGATGTCTTCCAGCGCCTTCACGACGTCGTTGTATTCCAGGTTTCCCAGGACGTCGCTTGTAATCGGCGTATCAAACGTGATATCCCAGTACCTAGGGTAAAGACGGTTTCTTTTGATTACCTCCAGTTCATACAGCTCTTGCGGGCCGCGGATGACTATGCCCCCGTAGCCATTCCCAAAGTGGAATTCAGAGGCTTTCGCCCATTCGTTCCACGGCGTAAATTTACCGAATTTCATGCTATCCCTCCTCTTTAATAGCTATGTTCTATAGCATCTTGCTAAATATGCTTTCAAAAATCGGTACGGGTATGGAATTTCCTGCTTGCTTATACAGCGCTCGCCGGGAATTAACACCGGCAGCCGCTTCAAAATCTTCGTCGCTGTATCCTTGTAATCGCCAACATTCTTTTTCCGTCAAGTATCTGTATTTGCCATTACCTATAGGAAGACAACCACTTCCCGGCGCTCTGTCTGGTCGCTCCGTGATTGTGTAGCAGTAATCTTTGATAATCGGCAGACGGCGCACAGTCCCCGTTTTCCCGATTGCCCGTAACATACTGGGCGCTTTGACGGTATAAAAGTCGTCTACTGGCCCGCTTTCCAGGTAATCCATAATAGGTTTCATAGGTTTTCGTTCGAGCGCGTCAAAGTCAAAATCTTGACCGCCTAGTAATGATATGGTAAATATCCGCTGCCTGGCTTGAGGTATTCCAAAGTCTCTGGCATCTAACATGCAAAAACTGCTTGTATAGCCCAGCTTTTTCAGCTCATCCATGTACCGCTCATGGTTATGTACCATATATCGGCTTCTTACATTCTTCACGTTTTCCCAGATAATGGCTCTTGGTCGCCATAAGCCCATGTTTTTAACAATATTTAACGTTTCCCACATGAGTGATGACCTGGTGTTGCTTCCTGGATCCGCTCCCTTTTGATGACCTGCGATGGAAAAGTCCTGGCAAGGGCTGCCATGAATAAGAATATCCGGCTTTAAATTCCAGCCGCGAACGTCTTGCGTCTTATACGGTAATTCGCTTGCAAACATCGCATTGTAGCTGCGAACTGCTTTTTCGTCGATTTCCACGTAATCTATTGCTTTCACGGGGATTCCTAAGTTCCGCAAAGCTACCCTAGGGCTTCCGATTCCACCGAATAATTCCAAAATTTTCAGCAATTAAATCGCCTCATTCTTTTTTCTCGGCTTCCCGGTTATTTGGTTGAGGCCCCACTTGGGTCCCAGGTCAACCCGGCCATATTTCTTTTCATATTCTTTCAGCATGTCACAGCGCACGTTGAGTTCGTAGCGGATACAGGCCATGAATTGCCAGATGGTCACGCCATACGTCTTAGGATCTAACATGATTTCTGCGTAGTCATAGAGGCGTTTTTCCAGTCGATGCACCTCTTCTGCTTTGAATCCATAATTGGCTCCCAGGACATACAGCATATTGATTACCGTTTCCGTCAGTACCTGATAAAGGGTATTGCGCAGCCGCTTGTTGTCAATCTTGTCTGCGCCTATGACAACCATTATTTTCTTTACGAAATTACGTTCCATGCGCCCCCGGTTGTACCCGTTACGGGATACCTGCGATTCATATGACGCGCTATACGGTAAATCGTTCCACAGATGGAAGATTTGCTCCACGCGGACTTTCCCGAACTGAAATTCGTCATGCAGGGCCATAAAAATCAATGCTGCTACCGCTTCCGCCGAGGCATCCCCGGCAATCAGCGCCCGTTCTTTTTCCTTGCGCTTCTGAGTAAGCATCCTAATCACCGTCCCCGAAAATGTGCGCTCCGATGTCGGCCATTTCCGGATCATCCAGGATGTCATCCGACGGGGCCGGTTCCGAGTTCGCCTTCACCTTTTTCTTCGGGCGGCCTTTTTTCTTCGTATTTGCCGTTTTAACGGCCGTTTCTTCTTCCTGGCTATGATTTATCGTAAGGCTATGTAAAAACGCCTCCAGCTCGACGCTACTACCTTTTATGTCGATTTTAATTTCCATCTTTCTCTCTCCTTTCCGGTTTCCTACGCCAGCAACCAATGCAGGCAGTCATGCAGCGTTTTCTTTGCTTCTTTTTCAAACTGTCCCTGCCGGTTGTCGACTACGATGTATTTCGTCCCGTCGAACGCCATAAACTGAGCCATGGGGATGTATTGCCCGTTGTCCCGGCGCCATTCCAGCGCCGGGATTTCCGCAACCGTCACGCAGAGGACGTTGTTCAAGCGGTCCTGGTATTCCGCCAGAGCCTGCCGCAGCCAAATCACATTACAAGTCATGGGCCATCCCTCCTTTCAGGGCCATATACAGGCCGTAGGTGATGCCATGCTCCCGGGCTTTCTGTTCGGCCCGGCCAAGTGGGCTAAGGACCCGCTTCGGCGGGAGGTATGCTTCCGGATGTTCCTGCTTATCCTGCCGGAGCTGGTTCGCCGCCTTGTCCTTCCGGTAGTTGGCTGTGACAGAATTCAATAGTGTTCTGCAAGCCCGTGAGCAGGTCGTATAGCCGTTGTACCCTTTCGGGATAGGCTTCCCGCACACCAGGCAGTAGGTTTCCTTGCCCGTGATGTGGTGTTCGATCCGGTATGTATACCGGGACAGAATCCGTGACCGGCAATCATCGCAGAGTGTCAGCCTGGCTGTCCTGGATCCGTGGAGTTCGAGCGGCTGGCCGCATAGGCGGCATAATCTTGTCTTTGTCATCTTTCTCTCTCCTTTTCTGCCATCATTCCGGCATTTTCAGCCGGGTGGCTACTTCGCTGGTCAATTCTTTCACGCCGGCCAGGCCGGCATCAGCCAGATACTTCTGATGGACCGGGATGCCGGAAGCGGAAAATTCTTTCACTTCCGCCACGTGGGCGGCTTCCGATTCGTAGGCCTTGCGGAACTGGGCCCGCAGGATGGCCGTGTCATCGGTCGGCGTCTGGCAGATCTCTTTCCAGCCGAACCGGTCGACGACGTGCTGCGTCACCGGGTCGTCGAATGCCGGCACGCCGGTATAGCCGACGGCGGCGATGGCCTTCTGGACCTTGCCCCAGGCTGTGGCGCTGTCGATGGGCTTGGTTCCCATGGCCAGCGTGGCCACTTTTTCCGACGCTCGCCGGATTTCTGAGATAGTGGGCAAGAAATCGCAGTGGTTGATGCAGTATTTGACCCCGGCCGACAAGGCCGCCGGCGGGATGTCTTTGAGCATCTCCACATAGAAACGCAGCCGTTCCTCCGGGAGATCATTTTTGTACGCCAGTTGCAAAAGACCAATCGCTCGCAGGGTCGATACTTCCGTTGTCATTGTCATCTTTCTCCTCTCCTTCCTTGGCTTGGTATTCCGCCATCAGGCGGTTCACGGTATCAATCGCTGCTTTCTTGCTATTCCTGGGAGCTGGCTTCGCCTTCGTGTTTTCATCATCATAGCCTCCAGCCTGCCAGCTTTTCAGGATACCGTGGATGTATGCCAGGCTCCTTTTATTACGGGTGACGGCTCTGTCGATGGCCTTTATGACGGTGTCACCACCAAAATCATCAACCAGTGCCTTCAGCTTTTCCAGATCCATTTCACCCGGCATAGGATAAATATTTTTCCGGTAAGCATTGACGGCGTCTTTCAAGCCGTCGTCGGATGTTCCCGTTTCTTTCTTTCTACTTTCTACTTTCTCCTCTCTATTCTCTTTACTCTTATCTCTATACTCTATACTCTTATCTCTAATCTCTACGTCACAATGTGACGCCTTATCCGTCACATTGGTGTCACATTGTGACGCCTTACCCGTCACATTGGTGTTACATTGTGACGCCTTACCCGTCACATTGGTGTTACTTTGTAACGCTTTTTTTGCTTCTTTTTCCTTCTTGCGATATTTCCGCATTCGTATCGCAGAAGCGGACTCACTGCCGACCATGTTCTTGACTTCTGGCAGGATCTGAATGCCTTCCCGGGTTTCCTCGACAAGTCCCAGATGCCGGAAAAGAGATAATGCGACATTTACAGTGTCGATGTCAAAGCCGGTCTTCTGGGAAATTTTCTTCGGCTCGTAAGGGATCGTCATGTCTCCAATCGTTCGGATCAGTTCACCGGAGGTATTCGCTGTCATCAAGCACAGCTTAAGATACAGGACGATGTAAGCACTCCCGTTTTCCTGTTCCATTAGCCAGTCTATGGTTTCCTGCTGGAAGAAGTTTTCTCGTAGCTTAATCCAATAGAAACGTTTATTTTCTGTGCTCATAGTTACCTCATATGCGGTCCAGCGGCTTTACCCGTTGGCCCATCGTTCTTTTACATATCGAGCGATGCTTCAAGAATGGCATCGTCCTGTTTTTCCTGGGCTGTCTTGTCGGTTTTGACTTCCCCCGTGGCCGGGTCGACGTTGTCGGGGACCGGTTCGGCCTCGATGTCGGTGTAATCGGTTTCGTCCTTCACGTCGGCCATGTTCTGGCTGAGGGCCGTCTTGATGGTCCCGTCGGCCGTAACGCCTCGGATGAATTCGGTCGTCAGCGGGGCGTATTTCAGCGCCTTCTTGATGACAGTCTTCTTAGCCATCTCATCAAAGTTCGTTTTCCAAGGGGAGAAGCCTTTGCCGTAGCTTTGACTATATTTCTTGGCGTGGGCTTCCACGTCCTCTTTGTTCATGACCTCGAACCCGAAATTACCGTCTTTGTCTTTCCATACGCCATAGTAGGCGACGACGGCCCCACGGTCCTTGAATACAGGTTTATGGACCAGCTTCGGATCTAAGCCGTATTCGACATCAAATTCGTCGTTTTCGTGGACCTCATGAGCCTGTATATACAGGCCGCTACGATGGGCCAGGGAAATCATGCCCTTGTATCCAATTTGGAACTGGCATTCGAGCGTACCGTGGTTCATGAAGGGGATGAGATAGGCTTCCCCCAGCGGCGTGTTCGGTTCGAGCCCGAGCTGTGCCGCCTGCATCATAGCGCCCAGGAAAGACTTGGGCGTGCAGGATGCCAGTTTTGGCGTGTTGCTCATCGCTGTCAGGACCATGCGGGCGAACCGTTCGCCTGTGATGACTGACGGAAGAGCTGCCTCGATCTGCCCTTTCATGGAAACGATCAAATCCTGCATGTTCTTCATCGGTGATGCTGCTGCCGGGGCCGCTTTTTTGGCAGCGGCCAGGCCTCCTTTTGTAGTTGCCATTACAATATCTCCTTTCAATTCATACCAGTTATACCAGGAACCGCCGCGTCGGCTTGCCCTGCTTCATGCAAGCTTCGTAGACGTCCGGGAATTCCTTCTTTAACTTCTTCGTGTCGACGGTGATGCGCCCTTTTTGGTTCTTCCATGTGACCTTGCGGTCGCCGATGGCGGCGATCTCATCGTCCCCCATGAGGCACTTGATGATGTTCTCATTGGTCATTATGACGTCATCAAGCCGTTTCCGTTCGGCTTTGGCACTGTCGATGAGGGCCAGGGCGTCGGCCGCTTCCTGGGGAAGCTCTACTGGCTCGGTCTGGCCGCCGGGGTACTGGTCTTGGATAGCCTCTGTCGTCGAACGGCTCCCGTCGATGGGTGGCGGCGTCATCGTCTGCACCCTATCCCAGAATTCTTCTTCTTTCTGGGCCAGGTAATCGATGTCATCGTCGTTCCTGGGCACGCATTTATAATCGTAATGCTGCCCGCCAATGAGTACGGCGATGTACCATGTTGGCAACCCCGTGACCATCATATAATGCTGGCACTGCCAGTAGTAAGCATTCGGCAGGCCGTCGTCCTGCCAGGCCTTGATATTGAATGCGTTGGTTGTCTTACATTCCAGGCCCGCCTTTTCGCCGATGACCAGGCGGTCGACGTTGGCCAGCATCCACGGCACATCGTTACTCTGCATCGTGCCGCAGCGGCGGACCCGCTTGCCCGTGCGCTTGGTGAATTCCCTGGCAACGATGTCTTCCAGGGTCGTGCCCCAGTAGACCGGGTCCGTACCGCTGATGTCTTCCGGCACCAGCTGGCCCGTCTTTTCGAGCCACAAGGCATATGGGCTTTTCCAGGGGTTATCGCCGACGATTGTGCCGGCATCGCTGCCACCGATACCCATGGTACGGAGTTTCAGCCAGGCGTCGCGGTTCGTACCATCCTGGACGGTCATGATTAATTTAGCATCCATGATGGTCGCCTCCCATCAACATGATGATCAGCTTGCAGCCAGTTCCTTCTGTAACCGCCTTCAGTTCTTCTAATTTTTGCGCAATCATGTCTTCTTTTTTCATGTTCATCCTCCTGGTTCTGTGTTATAATATAGGTGTCATCTTTTTTCAAACCTTCCTGGTTTGGGGCCTCGCGGCTTTGCCGTGGGGCTCTTTTTTTTGTGGCCGGATGTCAGTGATCTTCATCCCGACGGCGGCGGCGATGAGGTTGTCGAGCTCATTCATGCACCGGCAATAGCTGGGGAGCTCTTCCCGGCTGATGATGTCGTCGGCGCAGATAGTCTCGAGTTTTTCGTAGGCCTTGCACATCTTGCCAAGCTGTATATGTAGGGTGATCACCCCGCTGGCCACACCGACCGTCTGGATATCGGGCAGGATGAGCCTGCCGGTCAGGGTACGCTCTACCAGGTAGGCATACCCCAGTTTATAGTCATCGTAGACCTGCACGATACAGGCCACGACGTCATCGTCGGGGGTACTGCCGGCTTCATAACCTGCCAGCGTACGTCGGGCAATGCCGATGCGTTCGGCCGCTTCCTCCTGGGTCAGCCCGGCCACATGGCGGGAATGTACCAGCCATTCCGTGAACTTGTCTCTCATGGTTTTCACCTTCTCATAAAATACAATGAGTTCAGAAGCGAATGACGAGCTGCTGGCCGGGCCTTACTGTGCAATCCTGGTCCAGGTTGTTGTTCACCTGGATTTGGTACACGATTTCGCGGACGTCGATGCCTTGTTCATCGGCTACCGGGCGGGCAATATCCCATACCGTTTCGCCGGGTTCGACCGTCACGACCTGCACATCGTCGGCCTGTACGCGGTCGCCCGCCATGCCCAAGCCGGTGTAAATCCCGATGCCGCAGGCCAGTACGGTAATGGCCAGGAAGCTCTTAGCCTCGAACAGGGGGCCGCGCTTCGGGATGCGCTTCAGCTTTGGTTCGTCGTAAATGCTCATGACTTTCATGTTTTTAACCTCCCTTCCAGATCGGCCAGCGTCACGCCACAGTAAGCGGCGAACTGCGCTGGATTGATGAAATAGTCGAATTTCCGGGCCCCGCTGCGTTTCATAGCGAACCCGAACGGAAGCAAGTTCCGTTGCAGGCCGATGCGAACGAACTGTTCGCTTCGTTCTAAGACGCGGGCCGCTTCCTTGATGGTTATTCTCATCTGTATCACTTCCAATCATTGACCGCCTGCAAGGCTTCCATCAGCATCGTATTAATGTCGTCAGACACGGTGATGATACGTTTGAATCCCGGGGCTTTCATGATAAGGACCACGTTAGCCGTCAGCAGCGTAAAGGCTACATCGGTTTCGCCTTGACGCAATGCGTCGGCCAGATTGCTCAGCGCTTCGATTTTGCGCGTTTTCATGACATCATCGTCGATATATGTCAGTAATTCGCTCGGAGCCTTTCTTGCGGCAACTCCATTACAGAAATCTTTAACCACACAATCAACACAAGCGCTTTTTTCTTTGGAATATTCCCGGCAATACCGAATGATCGTGTTTGCCGCTTCTCTGGCTTCCTGTTCTCTTGTCATCTTTTTTGCCTCCTGTAATTTAACTTCACACTTTGTCGCGCAATAAATTGTCGACTCGACATTTAAAGATACGGGCCAGCTCAATCAGCTTTTCCGTTGTTGGGTAGGCTTTTCCTGTTTCCCACTTCACCACCGCTGTACGGGTTACTCCCATTTTTTCAGCGAGTTGTTCTTGAGTCCAATTCCGTTTCATTCTAAGTTCTTTCAAACGGTTCATGGTTTCACCTCCTTGTGAAGTTTCTTCACTTCATACCTGTATTTTACACAACTTTCATTCACGTGTCAATAGATTTTTGTAACTTTTATTCACATATTTCCAAGTGAATGTTTTTCACATATAATATATACATAGACAGGGAGTGAAGAAGATGAACACGACAGCGATAAGACTGAGAAAACTAAGAGAAAGGGAAAAGCTATCACAAGGTGAAGTTGCCCAAAAACTGGGGATCAGCCGGACCGCTTACGTCAAATATGAGACAGGCGAAAGCCGTCCTGTAAGGAAGTTGAATGAATTATCCCACCTGTTCCATGTGTCGGCTGACTATATCATGGGGCTGTCTGATTATCCATTGTCCAATGAAATAGCCCCGCCAGCTGAAGCCCGGAAAATCCCGATTATTGGTACGGTAACCTGCGGCCCGAATGGGTTCGCTTATGAATATCTTGACGGGTATGTATATATTGATGATTGTACCCATGGAGACGTAAGGGCCTTTCATTGTAAAGGCGATTCCATGACCGGCCTGGGAATATTCGACGGGGATATTGCAATCGTTCGCATCCAGCCAGAGGTCGAGAACGGAGAGCTGGCAGTCGTTACCATAAATGGAGATGAAGGAACGTTAAAGCGGGTCCGAAAACAGGACCATATGATTATCCTGGAATCAGCCAATCCCAATTATCCGCCTCGTGTGTTTGCTGGAGAAGAAACGAATTTAGTCCATATCGTAGGAAAAGTCATTGAAGTGAGGAAAAAATTCTAATCACAGAAAGAAGGGAATCGTATGCAAGCAGCTGTTGGTTTATTGATTATCTGTATTATCGTCTGGTACATCCTGGCTAAAAAGAATCCGGAAAAATTCGCCCCGTTCCTGGCCCCGCCCTATGGGAAGAAACGCGGCCTCTTATGCCTGGCCGCCGTGTTCGTCATCGGGGCCGTCGGTGCGACCATCGACCCGCCTCCAGCTCCAACAGCCAGCCAAAAAGTACAGCAGGCCAGCGATAAGGCCGAAAAGGAAGCCAATCCGGAAAAGGCCAGTGACCGCCACAAGCTCGCCGTGCAGCAGATTGCCGAGGGGACCGGCGTCGATGAAGCCCGGGCGGCCGGCATCCTGGACATTTTCCATAAGGTCGGCATCCAAGACCACCTTTTCGACGGGGTCCATAGCTACGAGAACGGCAAGCATGATACCACCGACGAAAAAGTCTTCGTCATCGAAACGACGCCCGTCAAATCTTTCCTTTATCTGGATCAGAACAACCAGGTCTTAGAGGTCCGGGCCAATGCCAAGAACCTGTACAAGAATGGCCGGGTCGTCATGACATACGAAAAGTCATTCTAACTTTATACAATATAAGGAATAAATCTATTATAAATCGTCATGGCCATGGCCTTATCACGCATATATAAATAAAAAAAGGAATATGAATATTCTTCACATTCCTTTTTTATCGCACTATTTTTAGAACATTAGTTTGTTTAAGCAATTGGAAAAGAAAAAGCCCCATGTCGTGTTGGCGCACGATATGGGGAGATACGCTTGTCCTCTCTAGGCATTGGGATACAGCGCTGTAATAAATCTTTTTCACCCGTATTGTACCATACTTTGATTTATCCTGCAAGAAAGAGGCGATTGTTATGAGACTTCCCACGGGCTACGGCTCTATCATCAAGCTGGGCGGCAAACGCCGCCGGCCCTTCGCCGTCCGCATCACGGCCGGATGGTCAGACGACGGAAAGCAGCGCTACCAGTATCTCGGCTATTTCCCGACCCGGAAAGAAGCATTATCCTGCTTGGACGACTACAACCAACGGCCTTACGACGTCGAGGCCCGGAAAATCACCTTTGCCGACCTCTACCGGAAATGGGGCGAATGGAAATATACCCGGGTCCATAAAGACATTCCGAACGGCTACCGGTCCGCCTACAAATACTGTGAGCGCCTCCACGACCGTGTCTTCGTCGACCTGAGGGCCGATGACATCCAGCGTGTCATTGACGGCTGTCAGAAGGGCTACAGCACGAAAAAGAATATCCGCTTGTTTTGCAGTCAGCTCTACCAGTACGCCGCCCGCCTGGAGATCGCTGTGACGAACTACGCCAAAATGACCGACCTGCCGGCAGAGCAGCAGTCACGGCTGCATAAGCCCTTTACCCCGGCGGAAATCAAGACGCTGTGGCAGCACACCGACGATGCCGGTGCCCACCTGGCCCTCATCTATATCTATACGGGTCTGCGCCCGACGGAGCTCTTGCGGGCCAGAACGGAGAACGTACACCTGGCCGACAGCTATCTCCGGGCCGGTATGAAGACGGCGGCCGGCCGGAACCGGGTCATCCCCCTGGCCGACAAGATAAAGCCCTTCATCGCCGCCATGTACGACCCGAAAAGCGAGTACCTGGTCATCGACCCAGACGGCCGACCTGTCGGAAATTATGACAGGCTGCGCGACCATTTTTGGAAGCGATCGCCCGTACTGGCTCCGATGAACCACCTGCCCCACGACTGCCGGCACACCTGCGCGACGCTCCTGGCCAACGCCGACGTCGACAAGAAGATCATACAGCTCATCTTGGGGCACCGCTCCCAGGACATCACCGACCGCGTCTATACCCACAAGACACTCTCCCAGCTCATCGAGGCCGTGAACCGCCTGTAGTTTTGTATATTGTGCGTATATTGTGTGTATATTACAGTCTCTCACGTACTCGAATTTATGCAAAGTTAATTGATATTCAGCCAAAAAGAAAACCGCACGAACGGCTTGTTCATGCGGTTTGTCTGTTGCATAGGTTTGTGGAAATATACGAGTATATTAACGTTTCGAGAACTGGGAAGCCTTACGAGCTTTCTTGAGGCCGTATTTACGGCGTTCTTTTTCACGCGGGTCGCGTGTGAGGAAACCAGCTTTTTTGAGAGCCTGACGGAAATCGCCGTCGACTTCCAAAAGGGCACGGCTGATGCCGTGACGGATTGCGCCGGCCTGGCCGGACGGGCCGCCACCCTTAACGTCAGCGATGACGTCGTACTGTTCAGTTACGCCTGTGAGTACGAGCGGCTGTTTAATAACCAATTCCAGTGTTTTACGACCGAAATATTCGTTCAATTCTTTTTTGTTGACTGTGATTTTACCCTGACCCGGAACCAGACGAACTCTAGCAACGGATGTCTTTCTACGGCCAGTGCCGTAGTACTGTGCTACTGCCATGAAATCTTCCTCCCGGTATTAATTAGCGAATGTTTAACTTCAAAACTTCAGGTTTCTGAGCCTGATGCGGATGTTCAGCACCTGCATAAACGTTCAGTTTACGATACATCTGTTCACCCAATTTATTTTTCGGGAGCATACCGCGAACTGCCATTTCAACAACGCGTTCCGGACGTGCTTCGAGCATGTGGCCGGCCTGAGTGAATTTAGCTCCACCGGGATAACCGGAATGATGGAAATAGGTTTTCTGGATTAATTTTTTACCTGTTAATTTAACCTTTGCTGCGTTTACTACGATTACATAATCGCCTGTATCAACATGCGGGGTAAAAGTAGGTTTATGTTTTCCCCGAAGAACTTTAGCTACTTCGGCAGCAAGACGGCCTAATGTCTGGCCTTCAGCATCAACAACAAACCATTTGCGTTCGATGTTGCCTGCATTGGCCATAAATGTAGTTTTCAT